CAGCACATCACCAGTCACCCATCCTTGGGATTCAAGAAGGTCGGCTGGGATAGGCATGATCAAATCACCAGTTTCAGGATCTTCTTCTAATGTAACAATCCAATGTGTTTCTTTTTGCTTTTCCATAAAATAACTTTCTACTAAACTCTAAAACTTTCTCCACATCCGCAACGATCTCGCTCGTTAGGATTCCTAAATTCGAAACCTTCGTTAAGACCATTGCGCACCCAATCCACCGTCATACCTTTTAAATATGCTTCGTGTTTCTTATCTACCAATACACATAAACCAGCTTGACTATAGTTTACGTCTGACATGTTATAAGTGTATTTGTCAACGTATTCTAGCGTATAAGCAAGCCCACTGCAACCTGTAGTTTTAACGCCAATACGAATTCCATCACCCTTGCCACGGCGTTCTATTAATTGTTTAACTCTATCAATGGCTGTCTTGGTTAGAAATGGCATTGGGTTCTTGAATAGAAATTAAATTATCAACCCGAAAGCTACGCCAGGCAGCGACGTCAGTACACCAAACGCTTAGTGTTTCGGGTTTATGTTCTTTTGGTTTTTTATCTTCGACGATTGGTGCTGGTGGAATTATATTTTTGTCAAGTGTGCAAGGCATGGTTCTTTCCGAACCATCTACTTTAGTAAAAGTCACTTGATGTACACCTTGTTGTAGGATTGTTCTCACGGAGAGGTTTTTTTCTTCGATTGGCATTGATTGGTAATTAAGTGGTAATGTCATAATTTCTTTTCAAAACAGTAAGCATATTTTTTGCAGTATCTTTGGGAGTCCATTTTTCAGCATCAAAACCACAAATATCACGACGGGTTCTTGCCATACTACAAGGCATTGGTTTATCTACAGTAGAGCTGCCATTGACAAGGCTAATGGTGCCCTTGATAGTTCCTAAACTACAATAATAATTGTGTTCGCCGAGGAATCTCCACCAATGATTTCGACTGTGAACACAATCTTTACATAAAAGTTCTTCACTCATATTTTTTCTCCAGGTTCAAATCCACGAAAACAAATAAATCGTGGGAATCTCAAACTGTATGAACCATCTTGATTTTGTGTTATAGCATCAGCGCGGACTTCAACCACATGCCCGATAATATCAGCATGGTTAATCCAAAACTCGTCACGATCAGCATCGCTAAAACCACTACCAATATTGACCTGAATTGTTCTTCCGTCGTCGACCCCTCGAGCCACCAAAGCCCCGAGTTTTCCCACATTTCTACCAGTGCCTTCTTCAACATCTACCACCTCCAAGGATACCTCAATGAAAGGTTTGAGTTTTAACCAGCTAGTGGCTCTTTTTGTCTCATATATAGCTTCAGGATCTTTAATCATAATACCTTCGAAACCACCGTCGATAGCTTTTTGATTTATTTCCTTAAACTGTTTCCTACCATCATCAGTATCTAGGTCAACCAATTCTTGGCCAACAGATGCAATATTTGGCAGTTTTAATTCGTGTACTTTGACCCACTCTTGAAGCCATTTGCTTCTAAATTCTTGCGGTGTTTCACAACGCCCTTTTTCAAAATCTGCCAAAGGCAATACGTCAAACAAATTGAGAATTGCATCATCGCTTTGAACATTGCTTTTTCTGTGAACCTGTTTCATCAAGTCTTGAAAACTTGAACTCATAACTTCGCCATCTAGTACTATAGGTTCTTTAAAAGAACTGGCAACTCGTTTTAATTGATCTTTAATTTGTGTAAAGTTCGACAGTTCTTTGCCATTTCGACTAAATTGATCCACGCAGCCATCAGGGTAGACAACGGTAATAACCCTAACGCCATCTAACTTGACTTCGATTAATTTTTTGCCAGTGACTTTACTTTCATGACCATTACTGTCGTGAGCCAATTGACAACCAAAAATAGGTATAGCATATTTTTTATATTTTTTAGCAACTACTTTGTTGATAGTTTTTTCACTAACACCACAGCGAAGGTCTTTAATTAAAATGCGCCTATACCAACCATTCCACTCTTGTTTAGTGGCTTGTTTCATCATTTTATCAATGGAATTACGAGCTGCATTGCCGGTAACTGAACGATTAATAAAACCAGTAATATAGCCAACAAACATATCCCAAGATAAGCCAGGACCATCTTCATCTGTTTTTTCCTTAATTTGTTTTAATCCAAAAGTGATCATTGGATCTAATGCAGTTCTACAGCCAAAGAAAAATTCATCATTGCCAAATTCAGCTTGGGCAAGAATAATTGCTTCTTTGTTCAACCGGCTGGGGTGAACTTCTAAATCACTTATAACTCGATAGCAAGGATCACTCATTGCTTTACTTCCTCTATATGTTTACAATTTTTTCTAAATTGGAATCCACTACAAGTGCAAGTATATTTTTTACCTTGCCTAGTCACAGCATATTGTGAACCTTTACTGCCTGCAATTAAAAATACCTGTGTGTCACTCGTAATTGATTCTTTTTTGGCCACTTGTCCGTCCAAATAATCTAATGTTTGAACAAACCCCATGTCAATTTCTCGGATTTTTGTATTGACATCTTCAGGAGTATTTAATACAAAACTGTTAGCCGGGGTTAATTTATGATTGGGCAATACAGTGCCAACATAAGTTTCTTCAAACCAATCGTTGGTCCTATAGATAAAGGTATTACGATATTTCGCAACAACTTTGACTTTAGCACCTAATATTGGCTTAACATATTGTGTTTTCATTCTATTATTATAGTATCAGAATCTGATTTTGTCAACCAAATTTATTGATTTTCCATAAGAATCTTTTGTTCTTTAAGAACCTTCAAAATACCTTCCATTCGAGCAATATCTTCGTAGGTAGCATTATTTTTAAATCTATTACATCGTTCGCAGATTATCCAAAAATTATCTATGCTATCAGTGCCGCCATAGCTCTGTGGGGTGATATGATCTGTACTAGGAGTTTCATAGTCTTTCTTGCCCGGATTATTTTTTCCAAGACCATAGTTCAATTTACTCCCACAGCATGGGCAATGAGTTTTACATAGAGCCAAATATGGTTCGTACTCGACTTTCCAATTGACGCTATTAACCTTAGCCCAAACTGGTCGTAGGTCGCCAGTGTTACATACTACAGCAAAGATATCTCTACTGTAGTATGTTTCTGGATTATATTTTGGATATAATCCGGTCACTCTTCTTCCGCCTCTTCCCCAACTTTAATTGGGATTTTTGGAATAGAGATATCAAATGGTTTATTGCAAACTTTCACCCCAGTGGCTTGTTCGTAAATATCAATAATGCCGCTGGCTACTTTTTCACGCACACCCATACCTTTATAATTTGTAGGATATGTTTGTTCAAAAGCATGATTAATTGATAAGTGAAGATCCTTATTGGATTCACTGTGATTACTAGCCTCATAAAACATATCGTTGAATACTTGATCCGAAAATACATTTTGATCAATCATCAACTCGCGCACTTTTAGAAATCCCAACATGGTAGGTTCTGCAATTTTATCATTTGGCCAAAATTGGCGAATTTTACTCAAAACCAAGGTTAATGGTCCTGCACCATAACTATCATAAGCATCTTGTAAATGGCTGATATGTGTAATACACCCAGCACTACGCTTTTTATATGCAGTTTCACAATAAGCATCTGTGACGGCCTTTTCCAAAGCAATTGCGTCAACGTCGCCCATCATGATTTTTTGCTTGTGGATAAAATATTTGGCCATTGGCTCGTTATCTGTATTCAATGCCAACAATTGAACAGATTCCACATTTTCATCTGTACTTTCAACATAAAAACATGGGACATGAGTTAACATACCATATTTGAGAAGCCAAACGGTCATATGTTGTTGCCCGTCTGAGCCGTAATAACGATCTTCATTTGGGTCGTAACGACATTGCAATGGTGTTACACAAAAAATATTCCATTTGGCCAAAAGCTTTTTCATATGTTTAGGTTCGGGCCAACGTTGACGTTTATAATTGATGAAAATCTTATTAGCTGGCACCCAGCCAAATTTTAAAATCTCCATAACAGATTGGTCATTGACCATAGTTACTTTGCCGCCAATGCGTTTTGATACCGCTTTGGCAACGTCTGTAATGGGGACTCGCTTATCGCCTACCCCGGCGCTGGGATCGAATGGCGCAAGATTTGCGCTCGTAGTATTGTTACTCATATTAACTCCTAGAACTGTTTACAACATAAGGCAATGATGTTTTTGGCAATCGCCACATCATTGTATTAACACACCTATTTTTGTTAATAAAGTAATTATATGCTAATATAAAATCAAAGTCAACACTTTAATGACTATTAAGTGCTGGAAATTGACTATTGATAATTTCACGCTCAACAGCATGGGCTGGCTTACGCCCTTTGACAATATCTATTAAGAGAACTGAAAAAACATCTGCGCCATATTTACGAATATTTTGGCAAAGTGACCAATCTTTATTTTCAGTTAATGCGCGGCGAACATGTTTTTGAAAGCGAACTTTCAAAGCTTGTTGAGGTTTGCCGCCACATACTGTAATGCCAACATAATATTCATTGGTTACAGTATTGACCAGTGAGTAGACTGCATGACGGGTATCTTGACGTCTTTTTCTAGTGGTTTTCTTTGTTTCCATACCACTATTATACGTCATTTTGGTTGAAAAGTCAACCAAAATGCATAGAAATCTACCGTTGTTTTAATGCAACGTTTCGCTAGTAGTTAGTTCAATTTGACTAATATCGTCAATCTTAAAGATTTTCAATATTTTTTGAACTGTTTTTGGTATTACCGTAACGCCAGCATCGGGTAAAAAAACAGCTTTGAGTTCTCCATCGGGACTGATTACAAAGCCAAAATCTTCATCATCAATACCAATATCGTCTAGTTCATCTTCTAGTGTGTTGTCAATTTCAACAGGATTTTCTTTAGTTTTAGGCATACTGACTCCGTTGTTAAACAAATACTTATACTAAAGTATTATACACTCAAGTCTAACTAAATTCAACGATAAAATTGATGATCATCAATTTTAGTGGTAGGTTTGAGTTTCCAGCCAGGATTTATTTTTGTGGTGTGAAAATGTGTTGCACCTTCGGTAATATCAACCATTTGACTTGTATCTTTACTGAGTAGGTCATAGGCCACTTGTTGACTTTGTTTCCATGCTTTACTATTGGGAATATCTTTTAGATCCTCACATGCCCAACTAAATTGACAAATCTCGCCAGTTTTTTGATTGACCACATCACAAACTGTTTTTGGATATTTTGGACTTTTTACTCTATTTAAAATCACCTGTCCAACAGCAATTTTGCCTATTAAGCTTTGTGTAGCTGCTTCATAGTAAATGCCTTCTGCCATGCATCTTGCTTCATTCAAATTAACTTTCAAATTGCGTTCAGCTTTGGCTTTGGTTTGTGAAAAATTTGGGATGGCGTTAGCAATAAGTTCTTGCGCATCATCAAACATTTTTTGATAGTAACTTAATTTTGTATATTGATCAATATTCATCCAAAGACTGAATACTAATGCCAAAATTAAAAATGGTGTCAATGTTATTCTAATAATATCTCTCATATCATTCTCCCAAGTTAAATTATTTAATTTTAAATACTAATCATTAGTCTAAGACTAAAGTTAGCTTACCGAACGCAATTGTTTAGCATAAGCCATTGCGTCCATTTTATTTGTGACAGTTATATTAACTGCCTCGAGTCTACTTAAATTACGAGTTTCCATTAAACTTCCAATAATAGCTTCACCATAAACATCATTTGTTGCCATTCTAGTTATCTGCATTGATGTTCCCAAATCAAGATTATCTGTAGCAATACTTGACAATTGATCTACAAAATTATTAACGTCAGAATCTGTTCCCACAATAGTTTCTGTATCAATTTTTGCAGATTTTCTATTAGCGATTTCTGTTGTTAATCTAGTAGCACTATTAACCATTTTTAAGTTATATATATTAAGTATATTTTGTAATGAAGATTTAGAGTTAATAGTCGTTATCAATGTTGACAAAACATCTGCGCTGGGACTGTTTGAAGATTGAATATAATTATAAAATGCAATTATATCTGAGTCCTTAGATAATAATTGCTGTTGTATATCAGCAGCCCCAGTTAAATCATCAGCATATCCCACGCCGGCAACAGTTCCTAAAATATCTGTAATTTTGGGATTATTGAATGGGCCGACACCGGATCCGTGATTCTCTTTAGTTTTATCGATGATATCCAATAGCAATTTATCAGGAGATGGTGTTTTTAATTTATTTAAGTTTGGGAAATTACCAACCTCCACACTTCCGTAAAAGTTAGCTATTTGTAATGAGTTATTAAAAGTACCACCAATATTAGTTAATTTATCTGATAAATTTTTTAATGACCCAATCCTAGTTGCAATTTTTGGTGAGAATAAGTAAGATATCTGTAATGCTTCTTCTAGACAGCAAAGCGTCTTGTATGGCTTAAAGCCAGTTGCCAATTGTATTTGTTCTACATGTTTTTCATCAATAGTACTTAGCACTGAGTTAACTACATTAACATCGGCATCTTCCAATTTATTTAAATCAACCCCAGCATTGGTTAATTTTTCCTCTAAATTACCAACTTTTCCTAAGCCCTGTTTAATCAAATTGCCACACAAACTTCTAGGGTCCGAAATTGTGCTCAAATCATTTGTATTAAATAGTGATCCCAAATTTTGAAATTCGCTTGCCAACAATAACACCGTATTTGGATCAAATTGACTAGTCACTCCTCCGGTTATCATATCTTGAAAGTTGTTGAATTGAAATCCAAAGTCATCAAAATTTTTAACTTTAGCTTGAGATAATTCACCATGCGCTGTAAATGCAGTTGTCGCAAATACTTTGGCTTGATCAAAGATAACTGCAAATTTTGGAATCCCACCGGAGATTAAAGAATTTGCCGATTTTTGTATCTCGCCGGCCAGATTATATTTGTCAAATGAGTTTGGTATAACAACGCCATTAGGGAAAAACCCAGTAAGAAAACTAGGTGCAAACTCTAATTGTTCTTTAGCACTTGCACTAGCCGTTGGTAATATTTTCCTAATAGCTCCGCTGATCCCTTGATTGGAGACTCTATCAATCGCTGTAACCAAAGAACCGTTAATAGACAGTCCTTGGCCTTTAAGTAATCCACTTGCTGCTATTAAAGTTACTGGTGTTAGATTGGGCATAGTTATTTTATTTAATTTGCTAGGTTTGACAATCCAGATCCATAAACCCTATGATTCATAAATGTCATCACTCTACTGGCGGGATTTACTTTTTTCCCAGTACCCGCATATATACTAACGTGTATCCAAGCAACCAACGGACCACGTGCAGTGTGATATTCCAACAACAATTGGTCAAACTTAACATTGTTTCTAATCCATTGAGCTATTGCAAAATAGTCACTAGGCGATATGCTGCCACCGCCACTTCTATTAAACTGAAGATCGGTTGCTTGACCAGTACCATGTGGACCAGCTCCAATATTACTACCAGTTCTTAGATTATTAGTCATCACAGCATTTGGATATCTGGCCTTAATTGGTTCCCATACATTAGTACACAAACTGGCTAAATTACAAACTATTTCGTCAGGTTTCAGACCCATTTGAGGCGGGACCGCTGAAAGTTTATTATTTGGTAATATTGGCAACTTATTAATAAAATCGCCCAGGGTTGTATTTGATGTTAATTTTGTCGATAGTGTAAATCTTCTATGAATTTCCTCACAATCTACTGCCATCGGACCAGATTCTTTTGGTGCTGTATTGTCAGTTTCCTTAGCAATTGTGCTATTACCTTTATCTATTGCAGACTGATTAAATACACCTGCTGCCACTTGTTCTTTAATATAGGCATCGGCTTTGGATGCTCCCTCTGGGGTTCCGTCATCAACGTCGTCGGCGACAAATTGCTGCGCTTCAACTGTGGCTAAACTAAGGCCAGGATCATTATTTGATGCACCAGCACTTACATCACCAACAAGAACTGTTGACGCAAAAGGTAGTCTCCCATATGTTACTGGACCTCCCACAAATTACTCCTTAGATAATAATTGAACCTTTACTAACTGGTTGAATACCAGTAGTAACTTGAATATAATGATCTCTCATCTGTGGCATGGCTTCACAAGTCATCATAACATGCTCTGATCTTACTTTTACAGATTTTTCTGGATCTAAACTAAACATGGCCTGCATAAGTGCAATACCCTTGGCACTACCCAAAACTACACAGGGTCTTTCCAAAGTGTAT